ATCTGGAAAGTGCATCCAACCGGGGGGGAACCCTTCCTCGGCCGGGTTGTTCGGCGGTTCCGAACCGAGCCACGCATAGATCGTACTTTTTGCCTCGTCCACGCCGACGTGCCACAGCTCGACGCCGCGGCGAAGTGTCTTCCCGGTGGAGCCCACGACGTCGACACGTTTCGGAGTCGAGATCACGACCGACGAACCCTCGCGCCCTTTGATCGCGGCGACGCGCCGGCGATCTTGGCGCCGAACCCAGTTGTAGACGAGTTGTGTCGCCCAACCGGTGTCGATGCAAAGTTTGGAGATCGCGAGCTCGGCGCCGGTCGCGTGCGGGAACGTGCGCGCGAGCAAACGCTCGAGGTCCGCCCATGCTTGGCGGTCTTGCGGTCCGCCGGGGATCACGAGGTACGCGATCGACCAGGACTCGAGGCCGGCGCCCCACGCCTTGATTTCGACTTCGAACCGGTCGGCTTGGACGTCAACGCCGGCCGTCAAAATGCAAGCGCCGGCGGGGACGAGTTCGGGGGTGTAGTGCTCGCGGCGCCGGAAGAGGATCGCCCAATCGGGCGCCTCGCCACGCTCGCGCCACGGTTCGCCAAACCGTTGGTTTACGATCGGCCGGAGCTTCGCGTCGTTGCGGCGCGCGCCGTCGAAGTCGCGAACGATCTTCTCCCAGCTCGTCCAACCGAGCGGCGAGTAGAACGAGGAGAGGTGATAACCGCGCGCGTTCGGGTCCTCCGAGATCCGCGTCGGTCGCCATTCGCCCGCCGCCAACATCGCCGTTTTTTGGTGTTCCTCGATCGACGTCGAGCACGCCGAGCAGTGAAGGCGAGTCGATTCCGGAACCGCTCGGTCCTTTTCGTTTTTGTCGAACGTGAGCCATTTCCGCGCCTCCGGAATGAACCGCGAATCGGGCCCGAACGAAATCGTCGAGTAGTCGCCGCAACGAGGACACGGAACGAAATAGAACCGTTGGTCGGTTTCTTGGAAGGCCTCCCAAATCCGCGAGCGCCCCTCGAACGTCGGCGTCGAGATTTTGAGAATCTTCGCGCGCGCGCCGAACGTCAGCGCCGCGCGCTCGGCGAGGTAAATCGGGTCGCCCTCTTCGCCGGCCTCCGGCGCGAAGGCGTCGAGGTCGTCGAACACGAGGTTTCGAGCCGGCATCGAACGGAGACCGGCCGCGGAGTTCGAGCCCGCGAGGACGAGCATTCCGCCCGGGAAACTTTTCGCGAGCGTCGTGTTGTCCGAGTCGCGCGTCGCCGCGCGGTGCACCTTGCGCCGCAGCGCGGGACAGTCCTCGATCATCGACGCGAGGCGTTGGCGCGAGTAGAGCTTTGCGAGTTCGAGCGTCGGGAGGACGAGCAGCGTCGGGCCCGGCGCTTGGTCCATGATGTAGCCGAGGAAGTTGTTCGAGAGCTCCGAGAACCCGAGTTGCGAGCCCTTGGCGACGACGATCCGTTGCACGTCCGAGCTCGCCGAGAGCGACTCCATGATCTCGCGGACGTAGGGAACGCGATCGGTGCGGTACTCGCCCGGCTCGGCCGAGGCCTTCGCCGACAACACGCGGTTTGCCTCGGCCCATTGCCAAACGTTCAACGGGGTATCGATCGCGAGCCCGTCGGCCCACGCCTCGGAGATCAGCTCGAGCGCGTTGCGGGTTGCGATCACGCCGCAGCCTCCGGCGGTTTGGGTCGAAGCGCCTTCGACATTTCCGCGAGCACGCGATCGAACTCGCCGACGAGCAACATTCGGCAGCGGTGCGGATCGGTCTCGGCCGCGACCATCGGCGCGATTCGATCCGGGAGCGCGCGCAACCGATCGCGAACCGTGCGCGCGATCGTGTGCTCGATCCGCGCCGCCTCCTCGGCCTCGACGAGCGAGCCGCGCAGTTGACGGAGTTCGAGCTCGAGAATCTTGGCTTGGAACTCGAGCCGCTCGGCTTGTGCACGTCGAGCTCGGCCGGCGATTTCTCGGTCGGCGTCCGTGCGCGGGTCGTTTTTGGGAGGGGTGTCGAGCGAGCCGCCCGGCCGTCCGGTCGTCGGGTTCCCGCCGGCGTTGGATCGGAGCGTGTCGGTGTTCTCGACCCATTCCCGGTCGGCGACCGACGGAATGATCTTCGGTTTCCCGCCGACGATCACGACCGACTCGACGAGCCGGCCGGTTGCGATCGCGACTTGGACGGCGCGGTGTGTCGTCCCCTTGAATTTCTTCTCGAGTCGGTGTCGCGCGTACGCTCGGAGCGAAACGGGGTCCTCGGCGTGTTTCATGTTCAGCGCGTCTCGAGCCGGAGATCGTCTTCGGGTGTCGCGGGGTTGCGGTTGGGGATCGGTTGGTCGGACGAGATCGGACGGCGCCGGCCGCGCAATTCGTCGCGGCGCCGGAGCCAATCGCGGAGCGTTACCCAACCGTCGACGTTGGGGTTCGGTCGCGGTCCAAGTTGGTCGAGTTCGTCAGAATCCATCGGGCGCCTCCGGTCGTTTGCGGATCCACGCCGACCAGTCCGGCGCGGTGTGGTCGTGCACGCGGGAGTGACACTCGAGGCAAAGCGCGGCGCCGTTGCGTGGATCGTGGAGACCGTCCCAGCCGGCGCCACGCGAGCGCGTGACGATGTGGTGAGCGTGGAGCCGCTTGGGTGGAGTCTTGCGGCGACATCGCTCGCAAACGCCGCCAGCGCGCGCGAGGACTCGCCGGCGGAACGATTCCTCCAACGGTCCAACCGTTCGACGCTCGGCCGGCGCGTCGATCTCGCGCGGCCGTGGTGTGCGACGGAACGCGGTTCGCCGGAGCGCCGCGAGGCGTTGCAACGGCGCTCCGCGTTGTAGCGGGGTGCGCTTCAACGGAGCTCGACGTCGTCGTCGACTCTCGACGCCGGGTCGGCGAGGCAGTCCGCGTAACACTCCGCGCAGAGAGGCACGAACTCGGCGTCGTGTTTCATTTGATCGAACGGGAGGACTTTTCGGCAGCCCTCGCAAGTCTCCGTCTCGGACTCGTCGGCGGTCGGCGCGAGAACCGAACCCTCGCGCCGCGGGAGCTTGTCGAGCGCGTCGACGATCCCTTGCAACGGCCCGGACATTTTGTCGAGGCCCTCGACCGTAATCGACATTCTCGGCGGTTCGCCGACGATCGCGAGAACCGAGGCGAGCGTCGACAGACTCGAGAGGTTCGGCATCGATGCGCGCTCCGGCGCGCGGTGGTCGACGGCCGGCGTTTGGAGAAACACGCCGGCGCGTTCGGCCGCGCGGCGTTCCTTCCGTTGTCGTTTGCGCTCGGCGACGGCCCACGCTCGACGCGCGGCGCGGTTTGATCCCGAGAGCTCCGCGGCCTTCGCCTCGGTCAGCGGGAGAAAGTGTCGACGCTCGTCCGGCGGGAGTGCTTCGAACTCGGCGGAAGTGAGTCGGACGATTTCGTGTGAGCGTGTGTCCATCGGTTGCGTTCCGTTTTTGGGGATCAGTTCGAGTGAAATTCCGCGAGTCGCCAAAGCGCCACAAATCCGACGCCGAGCGACGAGAGCACGTAGACCACGACCCCAACGAACACGACGCGCGGGTGACGATCGATCCACGTCGGCGGATCCGGCGGGATCGGTTTGAGCGGCGCGAACGGGGAGTCGCTCGAATAGCAGTCGACACAGACCACGCCGTCGGCGCCCCAATCGCGCACGACCAAATCGGGGGGAATGCTCCGGCCGCAATCCACGCAACGCGGGATCGAGAACACGGGCCCTTTGTGGTGCTTCAACATTTATCGGTCCTCGGTTGGTTGTGGGAGTTCGCGTGTGGATGCAGGGTTGAATCGAACCGCGTAGCCTCCCGGATCGTCGCGACGCTCGAGGAGATCGCCGGTTTGCACAAGGAACGTAACGCGGGCCGAGACGCTCGCGCGCGAGATGCCGCGCGCGTAGGCGAGTCGGTGGAGCTCGGACCGGTCGACCCAACGATCGCGGGGAATTGCGTCGAGCAACGAAAGCGTTTCCGGTCGGTGGGGATAGGGTCGCGTCGTCACGTCAGCGGTCCTCGTGGTTTGGTTGGGGACATTGAAGAAGCGAACCGAGTTCGGAGCTCCGCAACGTCGACAGAGAACGGAACGACCAATCGGGTTCAACGCATCGCAAACGACGCAACGGGACATCGTCCACGGGCCGCGCGGTTTTGATTCGTCCGACGGCAACGGCGGGCCGGGAGGGGGAGTTATTCCCACGACTATCGTTCCTCCCAAGCGTCCGATGAGTCGATCACAAACGACCGCTCGTCCTCGACGAACGGCGCGCCGACAAACGCGGCGATCCCGACGTACACGGAGACGAGCACGACGGCGACGCCGAGCCAAAACGCCGCCTCACAACGGCCGCAGAACACGGCCGGGAGATCCTCGTCGGGCCGGACCGGTCCCCAACGGTGTTCGAACGTTCGTCCGCAAACCGCGCAAGTTGCTCTCGATTGCATTGGATGCGCGCCATCCTCGGCGCTCCAATACGTTACCAAGTGGCTACTGCCGGTGGCTACCCAGTTCGGACCGCTCCGCCTAGAGAATCTCGGCGGTCGCCGTTACC